ATCAATGACCCGACCATCAAAATCCACCGAACTCACTCAAGAAGAGTGGAACGATATGAAAGCAATCCGAAATGCTATCAAAGAAAGACCACATTCAGTTCATCCTGATAAGATGGAGGCATTTACAGAGTATTTGATTCGTAGCATGAGGGGAATGGATTGTTGAAACTGGGCCCTTCAAAGTGTTCTGTTAATGTAAGCACCATTCCAATGTAGCATGATAGATTTAGATAAACTTTCGCACGAAGAAAAGGAAGCCCTTGCAGAAGATTGTGAGGACTATCTTTTACATCGTAACATTCCTCTCTTTTCGCATTCATATGATAACATCATTTTACATGCGTTAAGAGAGGGTTATCAGATAAAAAAGTTCGATCGTTTCACGAATAAACCACAATGAACAATAAAAAAACAAACAAATCAAATCGTCAAGAAGAAAAATTTTGGAATCAAATTGAAAAGGAAGCTTCAAAGTATGAAGTAACCGTTGATTATTATTTGGATGAATTTGTTATTGATAATCAATACTTCATGAAAGATTGACAAGGACTTCATTTTTTATTATACTTTTGAGGTAATCTAACCAAATCAATGACAAAGTATTTCTACACTGTTGACCACTTCATTCCCTTTCCCCGTTCTGAATATGGTGGAGTGTGGGTTGTTGTTGCCGAAAATGATGAAGAATGTTTTGATCTGATCACTGCTGAAGATGAAGGAGCGAACGATGACTATTATGGTCGTCTTCGTGAAAACATCATGAAGGCACCAACATATGCTCTTGCTGAAGAGTATGATTCTGGTATTGTGGAGCAATTTACGACATGAATCTCAAAGATATTGAATTTGGTCATAAACCACCAAAAGGATTTCGGTATGAGGTAAGAGATTTCAAACGTAATGTTATTTCTATTTGGTTATGTCATCCAAATGTATACACATACAAATCTGAACCCATAAAAACAATCTGGGGATTTTATGATACCAAGAAAAAACAATATCTTGCTCCTAAAGATTGTAAAACTGTAGGTAAAGTTGTAGATTTTGCAGATACAAGAAATTATACTGCGATGCAACTCAATCTAAATCCTCTAGAGAGAGCTTTTTTATGACATATACGCCAAAGGTTAATGATTATGTAAAATGGCATCATGGCGAATTTATTGATGAAGGATGGGTTTATTTTCGATGTAGTGATTACATCACAATTGAAGTTGGAACAAAGGATAAACCAGATACATTAGTTGATATTCACAAGAAGACTCACATTCTTGTTGTATGTCAAAACTGGTATTGGCACGAGTTAGAGTATCTCCACAGTCGTGGGGATATTGGTGTAAGTGAGTATAAATCTCAAGAACATAGACCCATTGACCCTTAAATCATGTATCAAGTGAATTATCTTAAACCTAAAAAGAAAGGTTTTGCAAATCATTCAGCATCTTTCATCAAAATTGAAGATGCTATTTTTTGGGAGAAACTCAAAAAGACAGAGGGATGTAAGGATTTTCAAATTCTGGTTAAGTAAAACTGGGCCCTCTAAAGTGTTCCACTATTGTAATCAACGATTCACACAAAATGGATTGGTTCGACGACATTCAAATTGAAGAACTTTCTAACTTTGATTATCAAGAAGATCCTCTCGAAGAGGAACTCTTTGAAGAAAACAATGATGAGAAAGCTTTTCAAGCATTTCTAAAGTCTAACTGGGATTTTTGATCTAAACATTTATAACTTTTCACCTCAACTGTACTCAAAATGAACTCTTCTAGCACTCTTTACGAACTCCAAGAACTCAAGAAACTCTGGAGGAATCAATCTTTCTACTTTTCTCAAGAGCAAAAGAAACGTTATGAAGAACTTACGAAACTTCGTCATGCTCGTGTCAAAGAATTGTATGAAAATGATATGGTCTTCAAACCTGGAGTAACTAAATAATCTGAATATATGTGGGCAGTCAACGCTGCAGGGGTGTAATGTTGACGTAAGTCCCACTTTATGTTATAAATAATGATACCCCTGCAAAAGAATTATGAAAGATGTATTCGCGTCCCTGCAAGAAATGGAGTGGGACGACTATATCCCACCCGAAGATATTATCTCCATTCATGATACCGACTTCACAAAACTTCCACGCTGCGAATGGAAGACTAAAAGGTATTGGTGGAATAATGGAGTTGATGAAACATTGCAAGAAAAATGTCCTCCTGGATGGAAAAGGGGCAGGGCAATGAGTGAAGAGCATAAAAATAAATTTAAATGTCAACCTGGCAGGCAAAAAGGTATCCCAAAAAATACAAACAGAAAAAGAGACAGTAAAGGGAGAGTTTGTGGCAGTTGAAGAGGTGTCCCTGACCCCTTGACTTCTAGCGGCAATAAATATAAGATATGAGTAGTCAAGAACACCAATGAAAACCTTTTCTTCTTTTTTAGCAGAAGTTTATGATCGTGATGTCATGGGTTCTTCACAAATTCGCAAACAAGGCGAAGGTGGAAGAGTTGGAGCTGATCGTAGAAAGACAGAAGCTGAAAAGCGTCGCACCAAGTTAGGACCAGGAGGAACAAGAGTTCCTGCTAAATCTTACAAACCAAGAAAAGATATTGGTACGCAAAGACAAGCATCTACAAGATTGCAGCAACCAGAGAAAGAAAGAGGTGCTGCTGATGTAAAAGCAAGAGCAGCTGCAGCAGCAAAGGAAGAAAGAAAGAAAGCAGCACAGGCAAGAATTGCTGCAAGAAAAGCAGGCAAACCTGCACCAACAGCACAAAAACCAAAATCAAAAGATGCTGAAAAGGAAGGCACTAAATTACTCTCAAAAAAAGGGACTACTCAAAAGAAAACTGGTGAGAAAATTGAAAGAACAACTTCACGCCAATACACCAGAGATGAAAAGAAAAGAATGGTAAGAGCTGGCAAGAGATTGCAAAAAGATTTGCAAAAAGGAGTTGATAGACCTGCTTCACATTACCAACCATAATCTCACTGGGCCCTTCAAAGTGTCCTTGTAGTGAGTCCATAATCGTCCATAACACCCTTGACACTGACGTTGAGGGTGTTATACTATCTTTATCGTAATTCTATTTTGATGGTCACACTTCGTCCTCATCAGCAACGTATTCTTGATCGTATGCTTGCCTATGATAAGGGTCAAATTATTGTGCCTACTGGTGGTGGCAAAACTATCTGTATGATTCAAGATGTTGCAGAGAATTGTAAGCACATTGATAACGGAATGACCACGGTTGTGGTTGCTCCTCGTATTCTTCTTGCAGAACAACTTTGCAGCGAGTTTCTGGAGATTATTGATACAAATTACAATCACATTATGCACGTTCATAGTGGTGAGACACATCACTTCTCTACCACTAATCCAGAGAAGATTGCATTGTTTGCTAACACTGCTCGCACAGCTGGTGAGAATGTAATCATCTTCACCACCTATCATTCTCTGGACAGAGTTCGTCAAGCAGATATTGAAGTTAATAACATTTACTTTGATGAAGCACACAATTCTGTTCAACGAAACTTCTTTCCTTCTACAGAGTTTTTCTCTCATGATGCTGATCGTTGCTATTTCTTTACTGCGACTCCGAAACATTCTCTTACGGTGAGCAAACCAGGGATGAATGACCCAGAAGTTTATGGTCAAGTCCTGGTCAATGTTCCTGCTCCAGAGCTTGTTGATGGTGGATACATTCTCCCTCCCAAAGTTGTTGTAAAGCAACTTGATATGGTTCAGGATAAGTTCAAGATTTGGTCTCGTGATTGTGACTTTCTGATGCAGACCATTGATGACCAGCAAACTGATAAAGTTCTGGTCTGTGCTCGCACTACCAAACAGATTGTTGGTCTTATCGGTGAGAGTGATTTTGCACTTGAATGTGCCAAACGTGGCATGTCTTGGATGACAATCACCAGCAAGACTGGTGCTATCATTGACGGTCAGAAAGTGAACCGTGAGGTATTTTTTGACACTCTCAATGCTTGGGGTAAAGATTCCAACAAGAAGTTTGTGGTTCTTCATCACTCTATTCTATCTGAAGGTATCAACGTAAATGGTTTAGAGTCGGTAATTTTCCTCCGCAACATGGACTTTATAGGTATTAGCCAGTCTATTGGACGAGTTATACGTCTAGGAGGCAGCCACAAGACCTTTGGATTGGTCTGTGTGCCCGTTTATGACTCTGTGGGTATCTCTACCTCCCGCAAGGTTCAGGCAGTCGTTGACACCGTATTTGAGCAAGGTTTGCCAGCAGTTTCGGAGATCCGCAGATGAGTTATCAACCAACAAATTCTTATATTCTTGAACCACAACAATCCCCACTAGGTTTTATTGTTGGTAACTGGAATGACCCTAATGTTTATGCAGCAGTGCCATTGTCTGGTAGTAAAACACAATTAGTTGTTATACATCGCGGGAGACAAATTAAAACATGTCGCAATCGCCAATCAGCAATCAACTTTATTGAAAAACATAGAAAAGGTAAAAGTGTAGCAAAACTGCCCATTGATTGATAGTGGGCCCTTCAAAGTGTCCTTATAGTATGCAGAACAAACACATCGAACACCCCGAAGATTTTATTCTCACTGGTGACTTATCTGTTTTGGATTGGTTTTGTGAGGATGACAGTTATGTTTCTCTCAAGATTGATGGTGCTCCCGCTATTGTTTGGGGTATCAATCCTGCCACCAATCAATTCTTTGTAGGAACCAAATCAGTTTTCAACAAGAAACTAATTAAAATCAATGAAACGCATGATGACATTGATCAGAATCATTCTGGCAATGTTGCTAACATATTACACCATTGTTTTGATTACCTTCCTCGTATCAACGGGATTATTCAAGGTGATTTTATTGGGTTCGGTGGTAGTGATACTTTTCAGCCCAATACGATTACTTACAAGTTTCCGGAGACGATAACTCAAAACATTATCATTGCTCCACACACTTTTTATACGGCAGAGCATGATCTTCGAGATGCTATTGCACAACCATTGAAGTTCACTATCACTGACACAATGTATTGTAAGATTGTGCATCCTGATGCGTGGATTCTTGATGACATTGATTTGCACAAGTCTGCACGATTTGCACGTCAGATGTCAACTCTGGTTGAATTTGCGACACCAAAGCAACTTCCACTCATCAAGAAAGTTCTCAATACCTACTTCAAGATTGGTGCAGAGATTGATGAGGATGAAATTGCATATATTGCACAATGTGATGTCAACCTGATTCGGCTTTGGAAGTTGGTAAGGTCTATCAAACAGGATATGCTTTACATGTGTCAGAATGATTCTGATATGCAATGTGAAATCAATGATGAAGAAGTTGATCATGAAGGTTATGTTTGCACAAATCAGTTTGGTACATACAAACTGGTAGATCGCGAGGTCTTTAGTCGCCAAAATTTTATTAACGATAAAGTATGGGCCCCTTAAAGTGTCCTATTGATGAGAACGAAATTATCATGAATCTAACTGCAATCGTTGAACTCTATGAGACTGAAGTTGATCAACTTCCCCAGACTCATTTTGAGTTAGGTGGTGGTGCTGCTCGTTCTGAATCTGGTTTGGTTTATGAGAACCTGATTGAACGTACTTGTAATGAACTGGCTTTAGATGCCCGCAAAAATGATTACAAAAGCACTGAAGTAGTTGATGGCACTTGCCTGAAGAATCTTCAAGTTGATAAGCACATCTATCGTAATGGTGTGATGGTAAAAGCAGTAGAATCTAAAACATATTTGGATGCTTGCTATCTGAAACGTGCTGTAATGGATTTCATCGAACTGGAGCAATCTCCTGAAGTTCCTGAATGGGTAGAGTACGCAATCTTTGCAGGACAAAATGCTTGTGGTAAAGATGCTTTTGCATACTATCAAGCATTTTTCAAAAAGATTACTGGCAAAGAAGTAAAGATCTTCTTTGTGAATCCTTCCCGCAAGCGTTCATCTTCTCGCCCCATCTACAAGGAAGAGTATCGTGAAGATTTTAAGCTTGACTCTGTAGTGTATAATGAGTTTGTGGAATGGTTGAACAAGTGATGCTGTATAACGATGATATGTTCAATGTTCTGGGCAATCTTGAACCCCAGAGCATTGATCTTTTGCTGACAGATTTTCCCTATGGCACACTCAACAAGTCCCGTAATCAATGGGATCGTGTGATTGATTATGAAAAGTTCTGGGAGATTGTTGATATTATCTGCAAACCAAATTGTGCTATCATTTCTACAGCAGCACAACCATTTACATCGGTATTGATCTCTACAAATTATAGGGATTTTAAGTATTGCTTGGTATGGGAAAAAAGTAAAGCAACTGGATACCTGAATGCTAAAAAGCAACCGATGAGAGCACATGAAGATATTGTAGTTTTTTACAAGAAACAACCAATCTACAATCCCCAGATGACAAAAGGTACTCCATATGATAAGGGTAAAGCTGTGAGGGATGCAGAACAATATGGAAAGCAAACTAAAGCTGTGCATGTCAAAAATGAAGATGGGACAAGATACCCTCGCAGTGTACTATATTTTAAGACAGCAGAAGATGAGGGTAAATTGCATCCTACACAGAAACCTGTTGCACTCTATGAATATCTGATTCGCACATATTCTAATGAAGGTGATACTGTGCTCGATCCTTGTATGGGTAGTGGCACCACTGGAATTGCTGCTTTTAATACTAATAGAAACTTTATTGGAATTGAACGTGAAAAGAAATACTTTGATGCTGCACAGGAAAGGTTAAATCTACCACTATTGAATGCGATGGCATAATTGGGCCCCTTAAAGTGTCCTATTGATGTAGGTAAAGATTATGATTTCACTTCCTAACCCAAACAGAACCATGATTGTTGAATCTACCAATTCTGAAACTTTTTCTGATTTCTGTGCTCAACGTGATGCACAGAATACCATTCAGTTGAATGTCACCAAGTATTGTTTTATGCTTTGTGATGCACTGCTGAAGAATTTCATTGATTACAGCATCAAGTCTCATCAACGTGCGATTGCTAACTACAACTACACTTATGGTAATGATGATTCAACTCAATCAAATTATCATCAGGCATGTATTGAAGACCTGAAGAATGGTCAATGTGGTTATGAGTTCACTGTAGAGTCTGGTCGTAAGTATCACAAAATTATGATGAGTGCCAATGGTTCTCGTTCCGTTCATGCTTTTGTTGATAGAAAGACTGGCGAAGTTTACAAACCTGCCAGTATCAAAGCTCCTGCCAAAGGTGTTCGTTATGACTTGCGATTGATTGAACAACGTGAATGGTTGTTTGAAAATGCAGATTGGGCAGGAGGGTATCTTTATAAGAGGTAATGTGCTATACTGAACATGTTCAATTAAGAGGTTATTATGAACGATCAACGTCATTATCATACTGAAAGTGAGCGTAAACAACTTGATGGAGTTGTCACTGATTCTGATATAAATGGGTGGAACATTTCTAAATTGAATCGCATGAAAGTTCGTGCAAACAATCTTCCTGATGACTCTCTGATTATTGATGATGAACTACACTAAACAACAACTTGTTGATGCACTTCAACATGAATATGAGTACATGATTCATGATGATTATGATCCTGATGTTGATATGACTCTGGAAGAACATCTTGAATGGTTACATACACTGACCATTCAAGAATTGGTTGAAGAAACATCAACCGATGAAGATTATTATACGCTTGATCAATTCATGTATAATCATTCATGACAAGTAAAGAAAAACTTCTGTTCATTTCATCATTCGTTTGGTTTCTACACTGGGGAACATGTCTAGCATCTACACTTCTGGATACGGTTATTCTAAAAAGCTCTGTGAGAGTGTTACCTCTTGGTTTTTGAAGAAGTATTATCCACGTCATAAGATTGATGTGGATATTTTACATCGTGGATTGAGACGTGAAAATGTACTGGGGTATTGTGATGTAGTTGGTCCTTCTTATCGACCAAGACATTTCCTGATTGAACTTCAGACCGATATGTGTAAGGAGTTGTATATAAAAACTCTTTTACATGAATTGACTCATCTTGCACAATGGGTAAGAGGTGATCTACGACACCGATATGGAAAATTGTGTTATTCACAAGAACCAGTGGAAATCTATGACTATGAAGATCAACCACATGAAATTGAAGCACGAGAGGAAGAAGAAAGACTCTACAATCTGTACTGTAATGAAATCTTAACATAGTTGCACTTAAGAATTTCTTCAACTACAATAAAGAAAAATGGAAAATGGTCAAGAGATGCAAGCTATCAGGGACTTTCTAACAGATGAGCAGTGGCACATTGTGATTGATGCTATCGAACAAGAAGCATTTTTATTGGATGAAAGTGAGGAGTATTTTGATAAGTGTGAGGACATTATAAACAGAATCCATTCATTGCTTCACATTACTGGGCCCTCTAAAGTGTCCTAGTTGTATGAAGACCACTATGAAAGAAAACAAGATGACAACACTTTTCCGTCAAGGAATCAAATTTGAAGAGTATTGGGGCACTGAAGTTCGTGCTCATCATATGAACACTCGTTCTGTTTATCGTCTGCTGGAAGATGATGACATTGCGATCACACATTCCGCACCATATGTTGATGGTGAAAGTGTTGATCAATTTGCTGTAACTTTCACCGAAGTTACTGCATATCATGAGAATGGAAATGTGTTATCATCAACCACAAAAACACTTGGAGTTTATGATAACTGGTTGGATGCTTATTACCGAGCATTCTCTATTCTAAACAAGAAAACATTAGCACAACTTGTGTGATCATGAGAATTGACATTGTAGGTCGAATTATCGGAAGCTTTCTGGTTGTTTCTGCTTATTTTGTTGTTTTACATGTAAATGTAACATTTGGAGTTCTGATGCACTTCATTGCCGATGCAATTTCCATTCCATTCTTTATACGAACAAAGTCATGGGATGTTGTAATTATGTTGGCATTTCTTTTAATCATTTCAACTAGCAAACTGTTCAATTTGGGAGGAATCGTATCATGAAATGGGATGTGAAACTGTATGTTGCCGGAAAGGTATTTACCGAAGAAGTTTATGCCCGAGATGCACAAGATGCAAGGGAGACAGCATTAGCACGAAATCCCACTGCTAAAGTTATTGGAGTGAATGGGAGTTTCAAATAGTGGGCCCCTTAAAGTGTCTCATTAGTGTAAGCACAGTTCAGAAAAATGCAAGAATCAAAGTTCCTTCTTCACGGTCAACATCATCGTTCTAATGGTTGGGTGATGAATGATTGTTTAGGTTACATCAAAGAAACAAAAGAGGATGCGATTGCTACATGTAATCGACTCAATCCTAACTTTGTGATTCACTCTATCACTGTTGAAGAATGACCAAAGCAACACACAAACGATTCACACACATCTTTTGATTATGAACGAAACTGAACTCGAAGCTCTTGAAGTGATGGAAACCATTGAGGATTCCGTTGAATATATTTGTAATGAGTATATGTTAAGTGGAGAGAAAGTTTGGACTATGATTGCAGCACTTGCTGATGCAAAGATTGCACAATTTCCTGATTGATAATGAGTGGGCCCTTGAAAGTGTTTCAGTAGTGTAAGTCGTTCGTTATTTCAGTCATGCAACTCACTTCCAAAGATGGTAACATGGTTGTTGATTTCTATCCCGTCAAATTTGCAGACGGTGGGATTCACAATCGTTTGATGCTCAAAGTTGTGACTTTTATTGGTGCAACTCAATCCAAATCTTACATCAACAAGAAAGATTTTCAGCATGAGGTTGATTCTCGTGTGAAGGGTTATGGTTATCAAGTCACTGATGATTCGATGATTCCACAACTCTTTAACTCTGCAATGTGTCTTGCTTGCTGATGTCAATTATTCAATCTTATCTTCACAATAAAATGATGGATCGTCTTGAAATGCTTTCTCAACGTGAACAATTGATGGAGGACATTGATTGTATTGTATCGGCACAATATGGTCAAGGAAATGAAGAACTTGCTGATGAAATGATTAAGTTGTTATGTGATGCTGTTTGCAAAAACTTTCCTGCTAACTGATGTCATTTGTTTCCACCTTTGATCATACTAATTCCATGACTGACAACATCATCAACCGTGACGAATTGCAGGACAATCTTATTCATCAGATTCTGGATGATATGGATTTGAAGACGATGTATGCTTGCTTATATGATTACATGTCTGAAAGCTATGACAAGTATTCAGTTGATGAAATTGTCGAAGAAGTCGAAGAGTATTACCCACAATTGTTGGAGGATGCAGATAACTCTTAAAACATGTCAATTTACAAAGATTACTGGACTAAACCAAAACCAACGAAAGAACCCAAATCAAAAGAATCCAAATGAAAACATCATTTTGTAATGGCAATTCATGGTCTAAATTTGATGCTTACTATCATGATGATAGTGAACAATGGACTTATGAATTGATTGATGGACATCACCGCACAAGTTTAATTTACGAGGATAATGATGATGAAATTCTACAAGATTACTGATATTGAGTTTGATTTTGATTATGAAGACATTACATTGGAGGAACAGAATGAAGTGATCGAAGGTGCCAAAGCTTGTCTATGGGATGCAACAAATGAGGATGATCTTTGTGATGTCATTAGTGACAACACCGGATGGTTTGTGAAGTCATTCTCTTATGATGTTATTCGATAACAAACACTGGGCCCCTTAAAGTGTTTCAGTAGTGTAGAAACGAAACAACTCTCTCAAATGTCTCAACAACTCAATGCTTCTATCTATCGTCAACTCTTCACTGATTGTGAGTGGGATGCTATCTCTTCTGCAATGAAAGATTATGCTGATTATGGTGACGAAGAAGCAAACATTGCTGATTCGATTGATGCAAAGATCACTCAAATTTTCAAACTTACTGCCTGATTATGTTACATCAACTCCCTAACGGTAAAATCATCATGCACGATGGATTAATCCGTGAACTTGCTATTCAACGAATGGAAACTTATGATCGTTGGATACAAGACAATCGTGAACAATTAAAGATCGAATCTCAACAACTTTTCGATGATATGTTCGGAGGTTAATTCTTTCAATGACTCCGAAATCTTCCGAGGTTTTCCGAGTCGAGTCACGCCCCTAATTTTATCAAAAAACTATGATTCTTCTGACATCTGATTCTCACGGTTGTGTGTATACTATTGACAGTGAAGGTTGTTTATACTATATGCCCAAACATCTTGATGGATCAATTAACTTTGAAGAACTTGCAGAAGTTGAATCTGTTGATGAATTAGATGATGAAGATACTTCTCAAATTCATTCTCAATTGATTACAATGTCCAAATCAATTGGTCATTACTTCTGTTAGTGGGCCCCTGAAAGTGTTTCAATAGTATAGGATACCATTTCTCTCATGCGTAAGATCGAACAACAAATGAACAATGCCATTTCTAACAACAAGTCCTGGCAATCTGCAAACACCAGTGTTGTTTGTGATGACAATGGTGTCTCTCATGTGTATCTTCATGGCAACAAGATTGCAGAGGTTGGTGATGACTTTGTTCAGATCTTTGATGGTGGTTGTCAATCCAATACCACCAAATCCCGTCTGAATGCTATTCTCAAAGAACATGCAATTGATGGTGAGTGTGTGTATCAAAAGAACTTCAAATGGTATGTTGATAAGTTCATTGGATGTGCCGGAACTTTCAAGGTTTATAACACTTTCGAGTTCACTGATGGTTTCATGTTTGCCTGATTGATTTAACTCTCTTCTCTATACCATCTGCAACCCTTCCAACTATATCTGGAAGGGTTTTTTAATGCCTTCGTTACACCTGTAGCTTTGCCGCTACCTAACACTCTACCCGCTTCTCTTATACTATCAAAGTGATATATGATTTTCCCGTCTAATATACGCTTGCCATAGATTTTATGGGAGTAAGGTCTATTATCTAATTTCTCCCACTTATATCCATATGCCACAATCTTCTGTTTGATTGCTCTACTGATGTTGCCAGAACCTCCTTTGATTCCTATACTCTTCCGCGCTTCAGTTATGCTATCAAATTCAAGAACTTCTCCCGTCTCGACATTAGTTGCTCTGACTTTTCTCCTAGCATGTTTACCATCACCGCTCTTATCTCCGAATGGATTAACCCCTTGATATTTGTCTTTTAGAGTATTACGTATTGAAGCAATATGTTCAGGAGACTTTTCTTTCCCTTGCATAGTTGTTGATATTCTATCCCGAACTTCTTCGCTTATCTCTTTTGCTTGTTCTCCGCCTGTTGTTAGATTGTATCCGTTGTTAAATGTATCAAACTGTTCTATCCAATATCTCTCCCTATCCGAGAGTTGCGCCGCTGGGATATTAGTTTCTATTTCACGGACAGTAAACATAGAGACGCCATATTTCTTGATTGCTCTATACAATGGTCTGTGTGATTTACTCTTCGATTCTGTTATATGATGCCGCCATCTTTCGCCCACGGTCTTGATAGTCTGACCGATATATCTCTTGCCATTTACCTTACAAATGATTGAGTAGATTGTCCCAGTTGTCATAAGATAGCGTGTGATAGAAGGCTTTACTATGTATGATAAAATGCCCCGCTAAATGGTGTCTATATAAAGGTTTAGCGAATTTATTGTTAGTAACTCCGAATGCACTGTGTAGTTACTTTGGGGCGTATTTACAGTGTTTTTAATGTGTCTAGGAGTAGTGATTTTAGACTGCCCCAGCTTATCACACCACCGAGAAATTGTCAACCCCCCGATGTCAGAATTTCCAGAAATAAGACTTACAAAAATCACACTGATTCTGATAAATACCTGCAATGACTTGACAGAAATGCTCTGTTAGATTATACTATAAAAGTCACTCAAATCCCCCCAAAGATATGTCAGTTGCTTATCGCCAGGCACAGAAACAGCGTTATCGCATTACTCTTGAGCTTGATGTAATGCATGACTTCGACCCGCACCAGCTTGATTGGGAGAAACTCTTTGAGCTGGAACCGGCAGAGAAGGTGACAGCTTATGTGGAGGACTTGAGCACACCGGACTTTTGGTGAGTTATAAACAGTGGGCCCTGTAAAGTGTTCTAGTAGTATAAGGGACGCAATCGGACGGACCCACTGACACCTCACCGATTGAATCTCAAGATCAGATCTGATCATCAGTCAACGTTAATCATCAGTCTTATGACATCAACTTTGCAGTCTAATCTCACCGATACCACTTACAACGGGTGGGCGAATTATGAGACCTGGAACGTATCACTCTGGATCGGTAATGATGAGTTTCTTTATAACACTGCCAAGGCATGTGTAAAGTACGTGAGTGATAACGAAACACCCTACGATAGGTTCGTTCGTTGTATGCACAATAACGAAGATTTCGTCACTGGTGATAACGTGCGTTGGGATGATGATAACATCGACCGTGATGAAATTATGGAGATGATGGAAGAACTCTGATCCGTCAGCTACCAGTCTAACAAATTGACCTGGAGATGTCAATAAACTCTCTGTCAGTTCTTTACACTTTTCTCTCGTTATTATGTCTCGCGAAGTTGCACTCGGTCTTCTCCGTCAAGGTAACACTGGCAGTGAAATTCTGTCGATTCTGGATGTGATCGTCTCTGATATTGAAGATGCTAATATTCAGGATTGTGCAGAGCATTATGCTGCTATCAGTGCTGATTTTGCGTTCTGATTGATAGTTACCGTGCGGGGAGTTGACATCAGTCTCTTCCCGTATTATAATGAGTTTATATCAGTGAATGAGCAGTGTTTTGCGCGGTTCGTTGATATCGCCCGGCGGGCGTTGTCCCCGTATATAAAAATCCATCACTACCCTAACCTACAGAGG